TTTCTCAACAGAAAGTCTTTCTCCTCCTGCAATATGAATTTCATAAGATACAGTTCCTGCAACAATTACTTTTATTGGAGCAGTATTTGTATTGATAATTGATACCAATCTTGCTGACTCAACAACTGCAGATGGTGAACTAAGATCTTTACCAAGACTTATTGGTTTTATAGTCATTCTTCCGATTCCTCTTTGGTATCTGTTTCATCAAACATGGACGCACCTATTGTTGGACGAATTGCTTCAATACGTTCTGCTGCTTTTGTATAAAGAGCATCTTTGATTTTATCTGTAATATCAGAAGCAGAAGCATCAGAACCAATCAAATCTACAATATTTTCCATAAAGTTAATATATATTATTTAAATATTTATATTTCTGCTTTTTTAGTGTCTTTTTGGTAATTTGCATCCACATCTTGTGATTGTGTTTCTAAATCTGGTTCCATTGGAATACCACCCATCATTCCTTGTTCACCTTCTTGTGGCAATGGTTCTCCAGTTATAGGATCAACAGTACTCGGATCTGGAATCACTCCATCTTTAATTTCTTTTTCAATTTGATTATCAATTTCCTTTATTTCTACATCAGTTTGGCGAAGTATTTTTCTTCTGACATAATCGACAGAATAATATTTACCAATATATGGTTCAATAGTTGCCAATGTACCAAGTCTTTCATTCATCAATTCAGATTCTTTAAGTTCTGAAAACTGATTATCATAAAGAAAATCGTATTGGATATGATCACTAACTTTATCCCAGTCTTCTATTGAAACAATATTTTTAAGAATTAGTTGAGTACGGAGCATATCCGTAAACAAATTAGCAAAACGTTTGCGTAATCTTCCAACAAATTTTGTAAACTTTAATTCATCTCTCAATATTTCTGAAGAACGACCAAGATTAAATCCACCATCGGCAGCAATTCTTGATTCTGGAACTCCAAGAGAACGGTATAGTTTTTTCTGGAAATATTCTATATCGGAAAGTTCACCAAGGTTTTGTCCGCCTGGAAGAGTTGTAATTTCTGTTCCTCTACCACCTTCTCTTCTTGGAAGCCAAAAGTCTTCCAACATACTCATATGCTTACGATCATCACGAATTTCTCCATTTTTGGAATCATAAACGAGTTTATTTCTGTATCTACCCATTACATCGCGTAGATATTGTTCTGCCTTTACTTTTGGAAGATTGCCAACATCAATATAAAAAATGCGTCGTTCTGGTGCTCTTGATAAACGATAGATAACTAAAGCATCCTCAATCATTCTAAGTTGATTGATTGACTTAATTGCTTTATGTAAATATGAAAGTATAGTTCCTTTATTTCTATCAACTAAACCAGAAGTACAGTAAGTAATACTATCTTTTGCAATTTTAACACCTTTATTTCCAGAAATAGATGATCCAGGAGTTGATGCTCCAGGGTATGTAGATTGGGCAGTATAAAGATAATATTCTTCTATTTCTGGATTTATATCATATTTTTCATCTGTTCTATTATTTGGTACTAAAGGATTCTTAGATTTCTCATGCTTCTTTTGCTTTCTGATATGGCGCATTTTCATGGGATCAATATATCTTATCTCCTGAATCCCATCAGTTACATTCTTGGGGTCGATAACTTTTAAGTAATACAGTCTTCCATCAACATACCAATTTCTAAATATTTCGTGACATTTTTTATCAAAATCCATCAATTCTTTGATGTATTTAAATTCTTCTCTAATTCTATCCTTTACCTTATCGCTAGCATTTATATTTGAAAGTTCAATCTCTACAGGAGAGTCGTATAAATCACTAACAATTGCTTCATTGACAACATCTTCAATCGCACCATCTGCTTCAGGATGAAGCGCCATTTCTCTGTATCTTTTTATTAAATCAGACTCTGTTCTATATACACCTTCAATATCTAAGTACTGACCATAAAATCCACTGCTCACATAATTATCAACCCCATCCTCATTTGTCTTGGGGACGGGAGAAATAATTTTGGATTTATCTTTCTGATCCTCAATAGAAAAACCAAATAGTTTTGGCATAGTATAAAATTAAAATGAACTAGTTAGTAGTTATTTATTCATCTAACTAGTTCATGGATCAACTGATCTCTGGTTTGGTGCTATCAGAACTATCTGCTTCAGCTTCCCAATATTGAACTTGGAATTCTACAGTATATTCTTCAATAGTATCTGTTGAATCCATAGAAAGGTCAATTTGACCAACATTGGTTGGGAAAATACCTTCAAATTTGTATTTTCTCATTGCCGCACCAGCTCTATCTAACTGAGTGACAGTTGCTGATTTTTGATATGTATTTGGATCAACTTCTCCAGTAGCATCACCAATTTTGCTGATACCATTCATCCACTGTTCAAATGCAGTTCTGATTTTAAAATCTACATCATTTAAAACTGTAATAGTCCAAGTATCAAAAGTTCTCTCTCCAGCAACTTTAAGTGTTCTTCCTCTAAAAGGAATTTCAACTGGACTAATATTGGAAGCTGGGAGTTGTGCAGACTTAACCATGAATGTTAAGAGACTCTCATTTCCAGTACTAGTGGTTGGAGAATCAATTGATTGAGTATTATTTCCAGTTACCAATGATTCAGGGAATGTAACACTAATCTCAAATAGATTAGGTCTTGCGCCACCACCAATGAGTGCTGCCTTAAAATTGTCTAACGTTTTTAATGCCATTAATCGTTCCTCGTTTTAATTATTTTGAATAGGTTAATAAAGTAAAATTAAATATTACCAACAACTTCATTAAACTCAATGCCACTCCTTGTTGCAACGAATGTTAATCCAATAAAGTTAATTGAACGAGATGGTTTAATGTAGATGTCTGCAACAAATTCGTTATTATCGATAATTGCAGCAGTGTTATTTGTACTATCACAAATAACTCTATAATCTTGAATTCCTCTTTGTGCCTGAATGTTTCTGAGGAAAGGATCAACAACATTTACAAAATTGGATCTTGTTATATCATCATTGAATTCAAATAATTGATCATCAGCAGCTGCTCTAATTGCATCTTCAACATAGATGAACAATCTGCGAACGTTAATGCGATCAAATGCAGATGCCTTAGAAAGACCTGTTTTATCACCAAACAGAATAATTCCAGATCCTGGTGAGAAAATTACTGGATTTATTCTTGCAGAATAAAGGCGATCTCTTTCAGTCTTAGAAGGATTATATGCAAGTTTTACTGCATTTAATATGGAACCTCTAGAAGTTCCTGCAGGAGAAACCCATGCAGCATTTGTTACATCATTTCTTGCACAAATTCCAGCAATATCACCATTTAATGGTACATATCTGAAAGTTTTTGCAAATCTGTCATACATGTACTTATATCCACTATCAAAAACTCCATAAGATGATGAAGGAATTGAAGAATAGAAAGCAACGACGTTGTCCGTCATTTTTGCGGAACTTAGTGGTGTATAATCCTTACTGCCTGAATTTTTTAGAACAGAACCTTTATCTGGACTAATAAAAGCAACAGAATCTTGTCTCTGTTCAGCAACTGAAATCAATTTTGAAGCAAGCGATTGTGCTTCTTCTTTTGTATGTGCTGCGGAACCCATAAGTAAGAAATCTACATTATAGATTTCCGTATTTGTTAATAAATCATAACCAGAAACTAAACCAGATATACTTCCTTTAAGTGCTCCAGCCTTTCCTAGATCGTACTTACCATCATAATTTAAACCATCACCTAATTTGAAAGTCGTATTTCCAAGCATTCTATAAAGTTTTCCATCAACTACAGGAGAATTCCAAGCAGTACCATCTTCGACACTATTATTTTCAGCGAGACCGATACTAGTAGTAGATGTTGGACCAACCCATCCTGCAGAGGCACCATCACTCATTGATGCTACACCTCTTGGTTCTGCACCAGTAAAGATGTATTCGGAATTTTCTGAAATATACTTATTCCAATAAGAAGAACTACCTGCAGCATAAATCGCATCAGATGCTTTGGAAAGAGAAACATGCTTCTCTAGAATAGTATTTCTATTTCCAGTGATTGAACCAGTTCCATCAATTACTACAACATGAACCTCATCAAATCTTGCTCCACGATCAGATGCAAATCTGGATGTTCCTGGTCTTGGTGCTAATGTATTCCAAGAAATTGTAGTATTTCCTAAAGTAATTGATTGAGCATCAAACCAATCACTTTGTGAAGTATACGTTGTTGTTGCTACACCAGCATTTGAGTTATTGAGTACTACAATAGATCCACTATCTTTAAATCTATATACACCGCTTGGTTCGTAATCGGTAACTACTGCAGTTCCACCATCAGCAGTGTAGTCTAATACTTTAACATCTAATGTTTCAGTACCAATTGATGTAACAACACCTCTTAGTACTCCATCAAGTTCAGATGTAGTTCCTAATCCAACTGCAATAACACCACTGAGGCTCATTGTTACACCAAAACCAACTTCAACGTTGGTAGTGCTAATTCCACCAATAATTTGATCTGCACGACCGTCGATAATAGCAACATTCGTGCCATTTGCCCAAGATCCTGGGTTTTGAGCAGATGCAATTTGAGTCATTGCAGTTTCATTATATCCTTTATTGATATAATCTTGTTGACTATTAATTTTTGCTGATGTTCCAACACCAACAGTTGCATTACTCAAATCATCACCATCAGATCTAATGACCATCAATCTTCCACCATATGCTAGATATGATGAACCTGTAAACCACGATTCGTAATGACCGTCTACCTGTCTTGGTTGTCCGTAATAAGACAGCAACTCCTGTTCATTATCAATAATGAACCCTTCTTCAACTGGACCTTTTTCAAAAGGTGAAACAATTGCTGCTACTGCGTCTGAAGTTGGATCTACTCTACCAATGGTAACATCAACTTCTTTTAAAACAACTCCAGGAGATGCTAAATTTAACGGCATCTTCTTGACTCCTATCAGATTTATTCTAAAATTATTTATTAAAATATGTAGTTCTGATGGGGAAACATTACGCGAACACTATCACCAGTCTGGATAGTCTTGTATCATATATTTTTCATATTTTTTATCACACAATTCTTTTGCTTTTCTATTCCTAGCTCTATTTTTTCTCACTCTTTGGACTGTACATTCCTTACATTCATATGAATATGAAGATGGTAAAGATTTCCTATCTTTATAAGATAAGTAAAAATCATCCAATAGATTTTTTCTTTTACCACAAACTCTGCAGGTTCTTTCGTGAAACAATAAGTGTTCCAAATTAACTTGATCTGCAAAATTATCTTCGTCAAGATTCATTAGTAATAATCCCACATGTAACTTCTATCACCATATTCATCAGCATACCAAGTATCACCATCTTTATCGGTAAATGAAGTCATATCATTAATACCATCTTGTATAAATCCAAACGGTGCCATATCAGCCTCTATTTGATCTTCCTGTTCTTCATATATTCTTTTACGGATATCATCATCAGTCATTTCTTTAAAATATGGTTGAGCAACTAACCATGCAAAAATAACTAAGCACATCATAAGATCATCATTACACCCCTCTTCAGCCATAAAAGAGTTACTTTTATGGATAAAAGTAGTCATTTCACTAATTATGTCATAATCATTTGTTAATAATTTATCATCTTCAATTAAAGTTCTCAAATTTGAACAACCCAATTTTTTGACAGCAGCAGTCATTCTAATTCCTAGATATGACTTTTTACCACTAAATCCAGTACCAACAATTTGTCCTGCTCTACCTCTTTGTGAACACATTAAAATATTTTCATATTCTAAATCATAGTGTAAAATACTTGCTATTTGATCTCCAATATCGTTAATTTCAACTAATATCCAAGCACTATTGTATGCCTTTGCTACAGGTTCTATAACACTTGGAAACATCATTGGTTTTATTTCATTATTTCTATACTTTGCAACAACTTTATATGGAAATGATGTAATATCAAATACTACAAATGCAGAATAATCTCCACCAACACCACGAGCAACATCAACAGTAATCATATAAGTATGCTCTTCTTTTGGATGTAGATAAATATCTAATCCTTTATTTTGTTTAATTGGATCTTCATATACAAGTGTTTTTAATTTTGTCGGATTAATAAGAGTATTAACAGATCCTAGAAATTCACATTCAAATTCAACTTTGAATTGTTGTTCTGAGGTATTTGCTATAGTTTGCTCTTTCCACTCAGCATCTCTTCCAGGAACTTCACTCCAATGAACTTCTGTAGGTATATACTCATTTTTACCTCGCTGCGAATCATGCCACATGCGATAAAAATGATTCATACCCCTTGGGGTAGAAACAATAATTACTTTAGTACTTTGTCCAGACGTAATAGTAGGATAAACAGAGGCAAAGA